GAGTTTTGTTTTTCCTTGTTGTTGCTAATGCTATGTAACCACTATTTATTACTATTGTAAATTATTAATAGAATCAATGACTTATAACTCTACTTAGTAGATAGTGTAATAGTAACTCTCTCTCTATAAGAGAGAGTGTATCAATAAAAGGGTATATAAGGGGGTATCTTCTACCCTCTTTTTTAAGTGTATATAGGGGGTATCTCTAAATCAGTATCTGTCTAAAGGGGGGGTCACTATCAACTATCTGACTACGCTACTATTTTGATTAAAAAAAACCTCTGAAAGCCGCGCCGCACTAAGGCTAGCCTTAAATAGTGACTCAACTTACTAAGCTATCCACTATTTAGCGCAGGCATAAAAAAAGGCGCTTTCGCGCCTATTTCGTTAAATCATGCAGCCTGGTACTTCTTGATCGGCTTTCCGGTTTTCCCATGCTTCGACTCGATAATCTTGACTCGTCCAGCGTTAACAATTTTTTCAAGAACCTGCGTTATCAGCTCTTTTTTGTGCGGTCTGCACCGGTTAACTATCACGCCCTCGGTTTCAGGCTCGCCGCTGGCTGTTAGGAACTGCTCAATCTTAACGGCTACAGATTCCGCTGGGCTTTCCTTCTCCACGTCATTAGACCGCGCCAAACGCATTTTGGAGGCACAATCACGCCTAACCAACTCATACGCCCACTGCACGTGAGAAATCGTTCTGACGCCTTCTGGAATGGCTAAAATGAGGCTTACTTTAGCGGTCAACTCATAACCGCGCCGGTGAATGGCTTCAAGGCCATATTCTTTTGCATCTTCTGCAGCCTGCCAAAAGTATTCACCAGCTTCCTGCAGCAGCTTCTTGGCATCCTGTGTGTCGCTGATTGTTGCAACGTCGCCAAGATGCTCAACGCGACCAGAGTCGTCAGAGTCGCCAGCGCCGCGCATAGCTGCTAACTGCATTTCAAGGTTAAGCGGTAAACCCTTAGCGCTTCTGTGCTTGTTTGGCTTTGGGTTTGTTTCGTGTTCATTAAAGATTATTGACCGGCCAATAAAACCATTGGTAGCCATGTCAAAACTTACCAAGCCGTTAAACGTGACCGGCGTAGTAAAGCCAAGCAAGTTAACAAACGGGTTTTTAATACCGTTATCGATATCGCGAAGCAATGTCTGCAGTAGTTCAGCGCGTTTTGCAAACTTGCCTTCTCTGTCCTCGTTGGCGTCAATCTTTTTGTAGCATGCGCCAAGCTCGGCCTTGATATCTGTTTTCATAGTTTCTTTCAAGTCGCCGCTAACCTGCAGATAACCGTTGGCTTTTGTGAATGCTGATAGCAGGATTTTTACCACGCCTTCTAGGTAAGCAGCGCCACCTTTTGAACCTGACGAAACCAGTGTTTTAAGGAACATACCAAACTCGTCAATGCAGTAGAATGCTGCCTGATTGCGTACAAAGTTTCTGATTATCTCTTGCTCGGACTTGATGTGACCATGTAGAGCGGCGCTCATACCTGCAGCGCGTAGGCATTCTGCGTATGCTTGTTGAATGGCTTCTTTACCGGTGCCTGAGCCTGCAACGCATAAAGCAAAGATGTTGGCAGTGATACCGGTTTGATCTTGATAGCGCATGCCTGCAATCGATGAAACAACATTCAATGCTGCAGCAACTGCCAAGTGTTCACGCGGAAAGAAACACTGGCCAGAAATCCATTTGGCTAAGTCGCCAACAAATCCAGGTGGGCGCAACAAGTCAACTGCTGGCGGTGCGTCTGTTTCGTCTAGCTCAAAATCAGTTTCAAAGGTAACTGATTGCTGATATCCGCCAAGCTCTGCGTAGTGAATAAGTGTGCCTAAGCCAACAGGATTGGCAGACTTGCCGAAGCTGTGCCAATGGCGCTGTACTGCGTCGAAGCCGCTGTACTTCTCGCCTTTAGCGCTCCATTCGTCCCACACGTCCAAGCCTGTGCCGTTTAATACTTGGTTGACTGCCATGCCGCATTTTATCCATTGTTCGTATTCGCAATCTGGACTGATAAACGAAAGCATGGCGCGGATATCATCAACAGAAACATCGACGGGGCCATCTGCAGTGGTGGCACGATATCTGTCTGGTTTTTTAAGCACGTTCAACAAATCTTGTGGCGCGTTTCCTACGTCATGCGGTGAGCCTTTTTCATCTTCATAAAAGCTGCCGGAATGGTGCATGCTGCCAGAGCCAACAACATAACCGGTGGTCTTGAAGTCAATGCCAGGATAGGCTTCAAGATGCTGCAGGAAAGCGCCGCCAGGTGATTTAAAATAAATATGCCAGCCACCGCCGCCTGTTTTAACCACAAACTTTGATGCGTCATACCAATGGCGCACAGACTCAAGAGAGCCGCCGTTGCGCGGATCAATATCAACAACAATAAAGCTGTCACACAACACGCCAAAGCCTGTGTCGAACTGGCCCATATCTTCCATTGTTTCTAATTGCTCGTCAGACCAGTCCGGCGTGTGCTGCCAGTTGCTGCTGTACGGCTTTTTGTATTTCTGTTTATCTGGCAACTCTGAGCCGTCATGGTCGAACTTACCAAGCAGGCCAAAGACTTTAAATCCGGCCTCTAAATAATCGAATTGGTTAGCCATTTAATTTCCCTTCCAAGTAGTCGCTCAGCAATTTAACTGTCTCATATGATGGCTTGCTTGCTGTGCCGTTGTAGATTGCCGCGACCGTCTGCCTGGTTAAGCCAGTGGCGCGAGCAACTGCAGATAAGTTGCGGTCTTTCAGGTGTTCTTTGATTTGTTCGATGGTAAGCATTGGTTAGTCTCCTTAGTAAGATAGTAAGCATAGTAAACCGTTTTATATGCTGCTGCAATTATTTTCGTTAAATAGTGTTGACACCTTAAAATAGCTGTGTAATTATTTGTCTCGTTGAGAGAGAAAAGAGGAGGACAATTCATGTCACTACTATCAACAATTAGTAAACCGCAAGACCGCCCAGTTATCGCCACAATTACCGGTGATGCAGGCACAGGCAAGACAACTTTAGCAGCAACATTTCCAAAGCCAATTTTTATCCGTATCGAAGATGGCTTGCAAGCTGTGCCATCTGATATACGTCCAGATGCTTTTCCAGTAGTAACTAAGGTTGAGCAGTTATGGGAGCAGTTAACTGCACTGATTAAAGATGAACACGATTACAAAACAGTCGTCGTTGACTCTGTAACTCAGCTTGAGACTTTGTTCTCTGAATACATTATCGAGTCAGACCCAAAGAAACCAAAAAGTCTGGCGCAAGCAAATGGCGGCTACGGCGCTGGCTACGGTGCGGTTTCAGCGCTACATGGTCGTGTTCGCAAAGCTGCCAAGATGTTGAACGAGCAGCGAAACATGCATGTTGTATTTATTGCTCATAGCGATGTAACAACGATTGAGCTGCCAGATGAAGATCCATACAGCCGTTATGAACTGCGCATGCACAAAAAGTCAGTTCCTCACTATGTTGATAACGTCGATTTAGTGGCATACCTGCGCTTAGAAACATTTACCACTGGCGATGGCGAGCGAAAAAAGGCAATTAGTAGCGGAAACCGCATTGCTGTATGCCATACAACTGCAGCCAACGTTAGTAAAAACCGGTTTGGCATTACCGAACCTTTAGATGTGCCACAAGGCAAAAACCCATTCATTAAATTCGTACCAACTTTAGCGGAGTAATACATTATGTCATTTTGGAACTTATCAGACTCAAACGAGAAATTGGACACTACCGGTAACTTTGAAGCTGGCGGCGGTGATTTAGCGCCAATCCCTGCAGACACTCAAGTTAAAGCTGCAATCGATGAAGCGAAATGGGACAGCTACGAAGGCAATGATTATGTGTCTCTTCGCTGGAACGTGTTAGCACCGGCAGAATACAAAGGCCGCAAGCTGTTTCAGAAAGTGCGCGTAAAAGATGGCGACAACAAGAAGGCAGACAAGGCTAAGAAAATGTTGGCTGCTATTGCTGTCAACGCTGGCGGTGGATTGCTGAAAGTTGCTGCACCTGGCGATCAAGATTTGCAAAAGCACTTGATGAACAAGCCAATGGCGCTGCTGTTGAAAGTTTGGGAAATCGACAAGTCAGACGGAACTGGCAAGGCTACAGGTAACTGGGTTTCTGCAGTGTCTCCGCTGAAAAAAGCTGAGCCGGTAGCGCCTGCACCTGTAGCAGACGAAGAAGATTTGGGATTCTAACAATAACAAGGCGCAAGGATGCGCCTTTTCTTTGGAGGTTTTATGGAACAGCGGTCTGATGCTTGGTTTGCAGCTAGAGCAAACAGAATAACCGGCAGTGCAATCGGCGCAATATTAGGCTTGTCGCCATTTGCAAAGCCTGCAGATGTAATGCGTAGAATGGTGCGCGACTATCATGGTCAACCGTCAGAGTTTGTCGGAATC